ACTCATATACCTCTTTTACAACTGTTTTAAGAATAGTTTCTGTAAACGCTCTTTCAGCCTCCGAGCTATCTGTTCTCGCTGTTGAACCTAAAGAACCTGCTACGCCCGCAGAACCAAAGTCGCCATTCGTGTTAATCCATGTTTGAATACCACCCATAGTTCTAGCTTCCGCCGCTGAACCTGCATCTTTTATCTGATTAGATAAAAGAATAGCCTCTAGGTCACGCTTAATTTCTTTAGAAGCCTTCGCCAATTGGTAAGCCTGCTCGCTCTTGCGGCCAGCTTTGTCGACTGCTTCTAATGTGCGAGACACGGATATAGTCTTCTGCAGGATCTGACATTGGTTATTCAAACGTGTGGTTGCAGATAGCGTTGCTGTTGACGCATCGGCTCCCTCGATTGCCGCATTAGACATATTAACACTTGCTAATGCGTCTGTTTGCCACTCGTGCAAAGTGTTTGACGCTTTACCTTGTCCAATACTGTTCATAAAAGGCGTGTCTGTAGGTGAGATTGAGTAAATAACATCCTGCAAGTCTTCTCTACTACCGACCGCCGCATGATTTGAAAATACAGCCATGATTATGTTCTCCTATAACATGGCCTCAAAAACATTAGCTACATCTTTTATGTTGCCTGTTTTCTTAGCCTGTGATTTAAGTTTTCTAATCCTTTGGCTTTGGCTGTCTGATGGTTGCGATACACCGCTCTTAATCATCTTAGGAGCAGATTTTACTTTGGTTATAACTTTTGGTTTTGCTTGTCTTGCCTTTAACCCTTCGTGGGCTAAATCGCAAAGAAACGCAAACCTGCTGTCAATTGTTGCGTTCAACTCTTGATCTGTATAACCTACGCTCATAGCAACATCTCGCATATTCTTCTTAACTTCTTTGCCCTTTTCAGGGTGAAAGTAGTCTGGAAGTCTGTCTGCGACTTTTTTCTTTTCTGCTTCTAATCTTTGTGCAAGACGCTTTTGATTTTCCGCTTGTTGCTCTGTAGCAAGGCGGTGTTGTTCTTGCCTGATTATTGCTAGTTGTTTATCTCTTTCCTGTTGCTCGGCAACCTTCATCAAGTATGCCTCTGGATTACTTTGTTTAAGGGCAGATAAATCCTCTTGTTGATTTTGACCTTGAAGGTACTGGTCTAAAAGGTTTATGTATTCCGAATACTTTTGTCGCTCCTGAGTGTGTTTTTGATACGCCTCATCTTGCTCCGCTTTCTTCGATGATAATTCACTTTTTAAAGATTCAACTTCCTTCTTGTCATGTGCAAGAGATTCCATCTTTTTGCGAACATTAGCTTCAAGTTGATAGTTTTTAACCAAATCATCCAAAGTAACCTCATGCTCTTCACCTTCCGCTTTTACACGATAGGTTTCCGGTTGAGGTGCTTCTTCTTCTTCGGTTTGTTCCTCTACTTGTTCCTCAGATACTTCCTCAGTCTCTTTGGCTTCAACAACTTCTTGTTCTTGTGGTTCCTCTTGAGGTTGATCTTGCGATGCCTCTCCTTGTTCCATTAAGTTCATGATTTTGCCTGCGGCCTGTTCTACATTTAACGATTCCATGCCTTGTTCTTGGGTGACAGTTTCGCTCATTTATTTTCCTTTTAAAAAAATTTCCATTTGCTATTATGGACAGCTTTGTTATAAGCAATGCTTTCAAAGTGTCCAATAATCTTTTGTAATGCTTTTATCATTCGATAGGATTCTTCCCTTCCTTCAAAATCTTCTACCGCACTATTCGCTATTTGCGATAAATATTCATTTGTAATAGTCTCCACCGACTTTTTAAAAGCCGTGTTTTCTAATAATTCCCTCGCTTCGTGTTCTGTCATGTTATGGGTCTGTATATGTTTCGTTTAACCTTGATTGATCAAAATCTGCGCCCATTCCTGAGAATGTATATCTATTCTTTTTAGCCTCTGCTTCTTCTGCTTCTTTTTCCGCAACAAACTCATCAAATGTTTGTGGTGGAGTATAACTCGTTATATTTCTATATACATTCGGTGTTCCAAACTCAAACCCTGTTGGGAGGGTGTCTGTAAATCCTGCAACGCCCGACCTAAACATAGGGTTGCTAGCCATATTAGACATTAATCCAACTGTGTTTGTTGTCGGGTTCATTCCGTAAAATTGTCCTGTTAAATTTGTTGGCATAAAGTTAAGACCGCTGACGGCGCCTGTTAAATTACTGACCGGCTCAAACACCTGATCAACATTTTCTACAACATTTTGATTTGCAACGGCGTCAAGTGCTTGTTGCACCGCCGTTGGCACATAATCTGTTGTGTAAGGTACGGCTCCAACACTTTTTCCAAAATCTGATTCTGCGTAATCCCGTGATGAATCAAACAATGTATCTTGTATTGTTCCTTGATAGGGTTCATTTGCTCCCATCACCCCTTCATCAACTACTTGGTTTTGTAAAGCCGTAGCCTGATTAATTATCGACTGCCCTTGGTCATACATATTCGCAGAATAATCTGTAAGCGTTGGCATTCTGTTGTAAAGTAATTGAAATGCTGTTTGAAAATCCATTACATTATCCCCATTGACATAGGTTCATTCATTGCAAGCAATCCCATTGCGCCGTCTTGTCTTCTAACAATCGGTTGCCCTATATTCTTAATTAAATTTTTCAACTCTTCTGTAATCGGAATACTTTTGAATTTATATTTCTTTCCGTCTGCCCCGGTCATTGAAACTTCCTCAACAGTAGCACCGATTTTCTTAGCATACGAATCTATAAACTTCTGCATCTTTTTATAGTTTTCTTGTGATGCTTTGCCAGTTGCGCTATACACAGATTTAAAAGTTGGAAACACAACTCTATCATATCCCTCATCAATTGCTAATTTGATTGATTCCTTTACTCCAAACTCATGTTCATTTTTTAACGGAAAATCAGGCAAAAGAATTTCTTGTTTGTCTTTCATTCTTTTTGCTGATTGCTTTAAAGAAAGTTCTAACAAATTAGGTTTGAGTGTTCTATTTCTCGTTCCCGTATTATGTATTTTTATAGATAAATCTTGTAATTCTGGGTCATTCGCAATATTTACAATTTCTTGCGATGAAATATCTTTTGTTTTTAACTTGTTTAAAGCATCTCTTGTTTTAAAAAAATACTCAATATTTTCTCTCTCAACCACAGGTAAATTTACACTTTCTCCTTTGTATGTAAATCCTGTTACTTCTTGTGTTTGGGGATTTCTAATAGCTGTTGATTGTAACAAATTATATAATTTTTCTGGGCTATCTGCTCCCGCATCAAATATTTCGTCATAATCTTGATTTCTTGCCATAATCGCAGACTTATAATCTGAATTAAGTTTTTGTAAAGTCATTTGAAAAGATTTTAATACAACATCTTTATTGTTATCTATCAACTTTATTTGTTCTTGATCTCTGATTTTCTTTAATTCATTTTTTTCTAATTGATATCTATTTAACCTATCAATAATTCTTTCATTGTTTTGTGTTTCATCAGGAATTCGGTCAATTAAATTTTCAATTCGTCTTGCTGTCTGTGATTTAGTTGTAAAAGGAGTGCCGGAAATGTTCTCTTCTAAGTTAATTTTTCTATCCAAATCAGTAAATTCTTTACCTAAATCTTTTACTTGCTTTTCAAACAACTTTACATCCTTCAAGGAGCTTCCATAAGTTCCCTTATCTCCCCTTGCTGTTTTATGTGCATCTGATTGAATCTCTTCCGTAAACAATGCTTTTTGATCTGGATATTCGTCTACAACTCTATCCGTAAAGCGCAAATGTGCAAGCCCATAAGCTCGGCTCATTGCAGACTCAGGTGAATACTCAAATTTACTGGTGCTTTCTTTTGGAATAGGAAAATGACCCTTTCCCATCATCCGATAATCAATGTCGGCTAAATTTTGATAGCGTATGTCAGGTTTATTTCCTATACTTGCATCAATTTCATAACGCTGACCTCTTTGGGGAGGGTTTTTAAACCTATATCCATAAACTTGATAGTTTGGTGCTTGTGCGGCTCCTTTTTGTTCAAAAGTAAAATCTACGTATGGGTCAGTTCCAATATCAGCCATTCCACCAGTAAATCTTTGTGGAGCAGGATAACCTTCTATATCCCTAATTGCTCTTTGCTCTTGTATTTCGACATCTGACATACCTAAATGTAAGTCGTCCAAAGCGTTTTCGCCCGGTGCGCTTAAATCTACACTCTCTGATCTTCCGTTAAACATTACTGATTGATTTCTTGGATCTCCAATATTTCGCAACGTATACCCGGTATTACTAGACAAAGTAAAAGGCATCATTCCAAAGTCGTCACCGATAAATTCTATTGCCTTATACTCTGCTAACTCTGTTAAAGCCTTCTCTAAGTTTTCACTCAAGCTATCTTGAGCATAATCAAACATACCATTATCTTTTAAAAACTCTTGTATCTCTTCATCATCTAATGGTCTACCTACTTTTGCCTCCTCTGCATCAATTTTCTTTACAACTTTAGTTAAGTTATTTGTGTCGATGTCAAATTTACCCATTACTCCAATTAAATCATTGCTCCTATAATAATCTGCATCTCGCACAGAAGGAATAAATTTCGGCAACTCGTTTTCTATAAATTCTTGTGTTAGTTCTTTTTGATTTGTTATATAGTTGCTGTATCTTAATTCAGCAGGCAAAGGCATATCAAAATCAAAACCATTTTGGTTTTTGCTGATTATATTTCTTGCGGCTTCCAATTTATCTACAAAATCATAAGAATCAACATCTGTTTGGTAACCACCTAGATGCTCAAAGAAAACTGTTTCTCTTGCTGGCCCTTCGTCGCCTGCTTCTTGCATATACACACCTAAGTTATCCCCAAATCGCAATTGATCATAAGAAATATTATCTAGTGTAAAATCTCTTAATTGAGCCATTCTGTTATCCATTGCCCCATCGTAACCATAAACTTGATTATCGCCTATTCTGGGGTCATCGCTCATTCTTTCATCTATGTTCCTAAAATCAAACAGCTTATCTCGTTGAATATTTATTGTGTTGTCTTTTACATAATCCATCACTTCTTGTTTTGTAAACTTGTCTTTAGATTGTAAAAAGTCATCTAAGCCCATCCATGCTCTTTCCTCTTCCTTAGTGCTTTTCTTAATCATATTTAAGAATTGCTCTCCGGTGCCAGATGGTTGGTTTATATTTTCAACTGCTCTAAGTGTGGGTGAATAGTACCCGTATTCATCCATATCATCAAATTTACCTAGTAAGCCACCGCCGCCTCCTTTACCATACATCTTAGAAAGCATGGGTGCGTTTATGTCTTTTGATAGATCGGCAGTTTGCTCAAACACATTTTTGCCTTGTCCAAACATTTCTTGTAAATAATTTTTTGCCGCAGGAAGAAACGGAGCCAATCCTAATAAGGCTGTTTTGGTAGCCCCGGCGGGAGTTGTACTGCTTAATAATGCGTCTGAAAAGTCGCCCGCTGAACTTTGCCCGAATATTCCTTTGGATTGTTCAGGTAATAATCCGAGTTTTGTTGCGTAATCTGTGGAACCTATGACGTTTTCAGGTTTTATCATACCGCTCATAGTAAATGGCAACCCAAACAAATCAATCATTCCGGTTCCAATCTGAGGAATACCACGGCCTAAAGTATAAGCTGTTTTGCCTAACGCATCGCCAACTTTCTGGGCATAATCACCTAAGTTAAACTCTTCTTCTTCTTGCAATAACATCAGTTAGGTATCTCCGTGTTCCCAGTCATATCGTTTGCAACTTTTGTGGCTTTGATTTGTGCCTCTGCCAAAAATTCCTGTTTCTTTAATTCTAGTTCCTGCATCATCTTTTCACGCTGTAGCTGAATATCTGCTTCCATCTTGCGTTGTTTGATAGCAATATCGGCTTCTGCCTTTTGTTTGTCAATGGCTATTTGCGCTTGTGCTTGTTGCATAGCGGCGGTAACTACTGGGTCTTGTTTCTTTTGTTGACCTTGTTGGGCAAGCATTTGGTCTTGTTCTGGGGTAATCTCTCTGAAGAATTGTTTTGTATCTTTGAACCCAGACGTTTCTATAAACTTAGCTAAAGTTTCCCGATATTGACCAACGCTAACCAACGGATTGTTCGGGCCAAACAATTTTAGTATTTCTTCTTGTTTCTGCATCACCATTTGTAATATGGCCATTTGTTGTTTCTGGTCGCCCGTGCCTAACCCTACATTTACCACTACATCATATTGAGTATCCCATAAACTAGGGTCTACATTGATGTATTTACCCCGCATCCGTATAATCTGCGGTTTGCTGTCGTATTTGCAAGCAAGGTGCAAAATACCCTTGAATAAACTCTTAATTCCTGTTTCCGCAAATATCCTAGCTATCAGTTCAATCTTGCCAGTTGCGGCGTTGGTAGATGCGGCAATGGCGGCGGCTGTTACATTCTGTAATACATCTGGAGCCAAACCTTGCATCGCATCGGTTATGCCTGTTCTTTTGCCTTGTACTGCGTCTAAATATTCGAGCATTGGGAATGCTTGGTTTGCCAACTGCGGGACAGTCATTGGCACGATTGCGTTTGGATTCTTTAATCTAACAACTCCTCCCGCTGTAACATTTAACAAATCATCTAGGTTTGCTTGTCCCTCTACAACTCCAACTCTAGGGGCAAGCGACAAATATAACGAGTCAAGGATTGCTCTGGTTATAGCTGTTTTTTGTTCTTGGATATCCATTGACCTATCAGCCAAAGATTGTCCAAAAAACTTATGCGGCAATGGATAAGGGCAAATAGAATGAAACGGGTTGAAGTCAATTTCTTCATTTGACAATATCTCGTTGCCAGAATACACAACTTTGCGCCTCTCGGCTATCCCGTCATCATTAAAATCTGTAAACAGATAACACTCAAAAACCTCTATCTCTTGCATAGATACATCAAGAGACTCCATATCGTTTGGTTGCTCACCTTCTGAGAATCTACTGACTCTTTCCGGTGTATATGACAACTCATCATAGGCAGGAAGGTTCTCAACAACTTCTGGGTCAAACCCCAAAGCCACTAAATCTGTTCTTGTAACTAATTTTCTGTGAGCGCAAAATGGGCTTTCTTCTATTGTCTTGCCCTTCTTGCTTATCAAAAACTCTTCTGGTGGCAATGACTCAACTACAATCTTTCCTGTGCTTGTCTTCTTTCTGACCTCAACAGCAAAGTTTCTTTTTGTAATTGCTTCGCCTAATTCATTTTGTATAATTTCTTCTGTTATCTCTTGGCTGACCACTTCTCTTGTCTCATCAGCCAACAACATAGTCATTTCTTCTTCGGTTAACGACTCATAAGTTTCGGTGTTGGCATGTTCTTTTTCTTCGTAATAGGCTTTAAAAATACCCACTTTCTGCGTTAGCGCAGTCTTCATGGTTTCATGCAAAATATCAAAACCATCATTTTGAGTGTAAAACACCCAGTTACAATAATCTGTAATTTGTTCGGCAATCTGTACGCCTCGCGGGTTTCTGGCCTCAAACTTAACCGCATTCTCGCTACTAGCAAAAATACGCATCAGATGTGGCATAGCCCCGTCAACTGCCTCAGCTACTTCCCCGGTTACAATCGTGCTTCGACCCTCAACTTCTGTGCCATAGGGTCTTCTTAGATACGCTTCAAAAGACTTGCGTCTTTCGGTCGTTGTCTCACTTTCTATGTACCCTATTGCCGAGTCCAGTTCGGCTTGAACTATTGTTTTTAGTTTGTTTTCGTTCATTCAGTAGTTGCTCCAACGCTTCTATGCGTTTTTCTAATTCATCTATCCGTTTATGAGGATTTACACCTTGTTTCTCTAATATCATACGACCCACCTATGATTAGGCTGTGGAATGTGACCCCAACTCTCATTGGTCATAAACTCACAGCTAGTACATAGATAACGCAAACAATCAGCGGAGTGGCTATGTTCATCATGCAACGGGCTTGAAGGTTCGCCCGCACTATTAATCGTTCTGCGGTATCTTTTTATATGGTTTACTAAATCTTTGGTTTTTTCTTTATCAAACCAAATCCTCGGCATAACCATGCGAGTCTTCATTATACCCTGTTCAACGTCCATGCGCCCTAGTGTAAATACATCTCGACCCATGCCACGGAGCATCTCTTCTGTGCTTTTGCCGTGTTTAAAATCTTTGTGGGTAGCGTCATGAGGCAAATAATCTGTACCCCAGTTCCAATCCCGTGTTTCTAGTTCCTTTATATAGCTTTCTAATGTTCTGTGACTATCTTCTATAAAATCAATAACTCGTAACTCTGATGCCGCCATCTGTACTAAAATGATCGCCATGCTATCGTTCCAACCCAAATCCCAAACAGTATGAACTTTTAATTGTGGGTCATAAGGCACATTCCGTATTCTACCCTCTGATATGACATCTTGTATTTCTTTAGTATAAATTGCGCCTTCTACTGTCGGGCGGCATTTTCCTTCCCAAACAGTCAGGTAACCTACCGGGTCTCGTTGTTTCCACTGTTTCCTTTCTTTTTCTAACTCTACCGGGAAAAATGGGTTGTCATTGTAATTAACCTGCACTACCCAACTATCATCCGGTGGGTTTTCTACAAACCTTTGATATGTTGGGTCAGTATCTAACTCAGGGTTAAAAGATAACCAAATCTCACTTTTTTCCTTCCGAATTGTTGGAATCAGTACATCCCATGACTTTGTTGTTACGTTGGCGGCTTCCTCTATCCAACAAATATCCGTACCCTCGTACGATTTTAAATTTGCTACTCCTTGCTGTCTTATGCCAATAAATGTTATTTCGGAACCGTTTCGACCACATATCTTTTGCTCCATAACATCAAACGCATTATGTAAGCCCATGTAACCAATCTGATCTTTTAATAATCTATGAACAGATTCTTGAATAGATTTTTGTGTTTCTCTTGCACAAAGCACCCGTAACGGACGTTCTGCACACATAGCAATTATTGTTCTGGCAATCGTCCATGACTTGCCGCTTCCTCTGCCGCCATATAAAACCTTGACTCTCTTTGGCTTAAATATCGGCAAGAGTTTTTTTGGTATTTGTAGAGGATAAGTGCTAATTAGTCTACCTCCACTCCAATCACTTCAATACTTGTTGTAACTTGTATTGGGTCGCCGTTTGCGCCAACAAGCTCATTAACCTGTCTTTCCTTCCAACCTGCTCTGGTCTTAAGCCAGAACATTTGTGCTGATGTGTTGCCGCCTTTTGCTTGTTCAAACAAACTTTTCGCTATCGTTGCGTTTGCGTCTATACGACCCTCATCTAATTCTTTTTTATAATATTTTACTAACGTATCGGCAGAAATATCCATTTTACTTGCTATGTCCTCATGCGTAACTCCAACCGCCGACAACGTTCTTGCCATTGTTTTTTTTTCGGTAGTTGGCTCATGGGCCGGTCTGCCTCTGCTTGCACTTGCCATCTTTTATAACTCCGATTTAATCAATTAACTTTGCTTTACTTCCTGTAAAATCTTCCCACCTTTTTACAATTACATCGCAATAAATTGGGTCTAACTCCATCAACCTTGCACTTCTGCTAACCTTTTCACAGGCTATCAACGTTGACCCAGAGCCACCAAAGAAGTCCATCACAATAGAATTTTTATTAGAAGCGATGAGTAATTGGTTTTCTATAAGCCCGACTGGTTTTACAGTTGGATGTTCCTTTAAGTTTTCCCTTTTGTATTCTAGTAATTTGGAATAAGAAACTCCCTGCACTCCGTTGTTAAAAATAGCGCTTTTTCGAAAAACTAAAAGATATTCAACATCTGGTCTATATTGACCACCCAACGGAATAGCATTTGGTTTTTTCCAAAATAAGATGTTAAAAGCATACTTGTTTTTTACCGCATATTGTAAATAATCTGGAACAAGATCCTTGTTGCAAAATATGTACGCACTCATGTTCTTCGGAGCAAAAACAGAAGGTAAAACTTCTAAAAATAATTTTGGGTCAAATTCACATAAATGTTTAATTCTATCTCCTGTTTTTTTTGCCGCTTTTCCTACTGGTTGATTAATTCCCCCAGTAACAACCATTCTATAGGGAGGATCCGTAAAAACCATATCGGCTTTTTCTCCTCCCATGATTCTTTCAATTTGCTCAACGCTCGTGGAATCTCCACATAAAAGTTTATGGTTGCCTAACTGATATAAATCACCCTCTTTTGTTTGTGCTTCTTCGTTTACCTCTGGGATTTCATCTTCATCGGTTAATCCATCCTTTGAGCCTTCGGAAAGAATCTGAGCCATTTCCTTCTCATCGAATCCGAGCAAACTTGTATCGAACCCATCTTCTTCTAACCCTTTTAACTCTAACGAAAGTAACTCCTCATCCCAACCTGCATTTAAAGCAAGTTTGTTATCTGCAATAATATAGGCTTTTTTCTGGGTTTCCGTTAAATGCTCTAAGCGTACACAAGGAACCTCCGGCAATCCTAACTTTCGAGCCGCTAGTAATCTTCCATGTCCTGCAATGATTGTGTTTTTCTTATCAATTAAAATAGGGTTGTTAAAACCAAACTCTGTAATGCTTGCCGCTACCTGACTAACCTGATTTTCTGAATGAGTCCGGCTGTTGTTTATGTATGGAATTAATTTATCAGTTTTTAGCTTTTCGATTCTCATTGATACTCTTCATCAACAATCCCACTTTTTTAACGCTAATGCTTTTCTCGTTGGGCGACCCTTTTTGTCTTTCATCGGGCCTTTAACTCCCGCCATTCTAGCACAAAATGATTTACGCCTAGCCGCCGCTTTTGGGCTTCTCTTCGCTTGTTTTGCAGACACAGGGGCTTTTAAGTTGCTTCCTGTCTCCCGGTTTATCTTTTCTCGACCTGCTTTCGTCAACCCGCCGCTTCTAGATTTATGCTTTCCAATCTTTAAACTAACATTCTTTTTCGCCGCCATCATCGAAACCTTTTTGTTTTAGCCGCCACCTTTTTAGGTTGTTTGCTAAATTGCTTGCCTGCCTTGTTTGCCTTGGCCTTGGCTCTATTCGTAGCGGCTTTTTCTGCGGCTGTAAGCGATTTCCATGCGGCTTTAGGCAAATACCTCTTTTTTCCTTTAGAGGGTTTGCCATCTGATGTTGTCCAATCTTGCTTAGTCCATTTTTTTAGCGACTTTTGTGATTTTTTAAGTGCCATCTCTTTTTCCGTAGCTGTAGGCTTTCGTCCTAGCCTCACTCATAGGAAAAACCGGGTACCAAACCATCTGATGTTTTTTATTAAAAGTAATTTCTCTTTGTTTGTCTGTTAGAGGCGGATTTGGTGAACGTAGCACAACAATATTTGGGTCTGGTACAAATCTAAACTTCCCCGTCATATAATATTCTGCGTGTTTATATACTTTCATTTATATCCACCGCCCTTGGCCTTGTATTCTCTTGCAAGCATTTGAGCCTTACGCCCTGACCATTGTCCCGGCTTGCCGCCCTTTGACCCTGCCTTTATCTTATTAAACAAAGCCTTTCTCATAGTCGGTTTCGTATAATTACCTGCCTCATTAACTCTGCTTTTTGGTTTTTTTGCTTTTGTTTTTTTCGACATTAGATGCTTTCTTATCAGGTTTAGGCCCATATGCAACTTTTTTATCAACCGGAACAGGTTTTTTACTCAGTAAGTATGCCTGCATTTTTGCTATGTCATCTTTTTTTAGGGTTTGCATCTTCTTCCTTTGAATACAAGTTATTAAAGGTTACCTCTGGGTTCGTGTAGCTGTCATCTTGCTCTGCACAAAATGAATGATTGTTTGGTTTGAAATCTGGTCTACCTTCCCCTGTAATCCAATATGCCGGGCTAGTTACCCTGCACCTATTGTTAGGTATTGCAACAATGTTCCCTTTATATCTTCCCTCTGTGAGAGTGATAACGTGGCTTTGTTTATGTTGTGCAGGGTCTTCTGAAACTGTGCTTTGGGCATAGTCTACAGTAAAATGATAACGACCTTTGTACCAATCAGAGCCAATTTTACACAACCACGGGCTAGGTTTTAGCCTAGAGTATGATGTTACAGAATGATAATAACTGCTACAATCCCACGGCTGTACCAGATGCGTTGGCATTCTTTCAGGCCAATCATCTAACGGGATATCCCCAACCATAGAAATAATTGGCATTTTTGCCCAACAAGCCCCGCCATGAACATTTGGGGTAACTCCGTCATCTGCTTCATAACCAGTAAAAACAACATGAAACGCTAAACACTTATCAGGCTCAGTACGCACCCCGCAAACGATAGCGTGGACAAACTCGCCTTTATATGTGTCCTCTAGCCCGTTTGTAAACTCTTTGCGAATCCATACCTTAAACAGCGGAATATTCTGCTCATATAGGTCGCTGTTTAGATACGGCAATTATGCTCTTCTTTTTGGCTTTTTCATTGCTCTTAGTTTAGCCATTCTTTGCGCCATTGTCATTTTTTTTCCACCTGCCGCAGAACCCTTTTTCTTGCCGCCCATTGCAGAGCCTTTTTTCATTCCGACCATTTCATAACCTCCAAAAAAAAACCCCGAGAAAACAAGGAGTAAACTCGGGGATATACAGTAAAGATGGATGGGTAGGTTTTTAGGAGACACTTACCCACGTCAATTTTACCAATTTTTTTTTATTTTTGTCAAGGTAAATAAATAAGTTTTTTTTATATTGATTCAACTTGGTCAACTTGGTCAACTTTTTAACATGGCCAACTTGGCCAACTTAGAATGAGAAATAACCCTCACCCCTTATTTCTCATTTTTACAACCATCTGTGTTTTAATCTATAACCATCGCCAAATAACTTGCGACTTGCAGAATAAACAACGTGAAACCCCATATCCATTCCACCACCTTTTACTACACAACCATTGTATTTTTTATGTGGTTTGTAACCTAATAAATCCTGCAAAAACCAATCAATACATATGATGTTATTGTCCTTAACTATATGAAACGAAATAACTCTTGTTGCTCCCGCACTACTAACGTGTCTTAAAATTCCCCATATAGTGATTTGTCCGTGAATGTAGTTGCAATAAAAACGCCCCAAATCTTCTGCTTTTTCTACCGACATTTTGGGGTTGTTATGAATTAAATAATCTCTAATTTCGCAAACTGTATCGTGTTCACCGTCATCCACAATAACCTCCGAATCGGGGTCTATTAACTTTTCTCCGCAATCTACCATTACTTTCTCCGCTCAATTAAATCTTGATGAATGGAAGACATTATTCTCATTGAATGTGCTAGTCTGCCCTCTTCAAAAAGTTTTTCAAAAGTATCTTCTGCAACTTTTTTTGCCATTTTCTTTTGCGCCCGAAACTGCCGTAACTCTTCTTGCGACTCAATTTGGCTTTCGACCCGTTTTATAAAATAACTAACGTAAATATTTTTATACAACTCTCGGATTTCTTCTCGCCACTCTTCCGACATTTGCCCCGCAGGAATATTGCACATTTCTGCCGCCGTAGCTTTATCATGCCCTTCCATATTTTTCTCCTTGTTTACTGTATAAATCCAGTATACTACACTAGTTTATGTTTGTCAATCTTTTTATTTGTTTGTATAACGATTTGACTTTTTGTTTATAGTATGATACAATGTCTTATCAGTCAAGAATTTTTTGGTTGGTATGTTCTTTAACAATTCGGCGGGCTTGTATAAACAAGGAGAAGATTATGTATGCACATGAACTTAAAACTTTTTTTAATACAGTAAAAGGTAAAGATGGGGAACGTAAGGTTTTGCTTTACGACCCAAAAAATGATGGAAACCATAAAGATATAACCGACTACCCGACATTGGAATATGAAGGGATAGAAGGGCCAAACGGCGAAATTATTTTTACAGTAATTCATAGCAAGTAACTTTTAACCGCAAGCCCGCTGATCTTTACAGGAGATGGATATGTTTATCATAAAAGATAATAAAAATATCGACCCATCTGTTTTTCTAAAAGTCGGAGAAACATTTGGTGGCTTTCGTGAGAAACAGGCGGTCGATAAAGCGTTAGAGTTTTTTTTCAACAATCTCCCAGTTTGGGATAAGTTTCATGATTTAAGTTTTTTTGTACTGGAACAGGAAGGGAAGGATAAACTCGGAGTTGCTTTCATATGGAATCAGTTGAGATGGTATGTTCATTTTGAATTGCGACAACGTGAGTTAGCGTTCAAATTAAATAATAATTACACGCCGCTATACGCTAGGGTTTTTAACTCTGCTTTAAAAAACAGTAATAGGGAAATGTTTTATAATGTTCGCAAAAGTTTGTTTAATTCAATTGACTTCAATGAAGCCGGAGTATTTTGGAGATACTTGCAACGTTTAAGGAAGTTTAAATAATTTTAAACAATGGTTTCTTTTTGCCCGGTTGATCACGCCGGGCTACTTTCTTTTCTTTCACAAGAACCGCAATTCTGCTGTTGATGGTATGCTTTTCTGTATAATCTTGTAGCTCCTCAAAAATATCATCAACTGTGCTTTCGCCATTTTCCTGTAAATATTGAACAATTAACTCACCTAGACTCATTTCTTTGCGTAGCTGTCTAAAACTGTTTTCTTTGTGACTTCCAATAATTCTAAAATGCTTTGTCGATTTTCGTCTTTCGCCTTCATCCGGAAATGACCTTTGCTATCTACATAAATAATTAAAAAATTATACTGATTGTTAAAATCTTTAGAAAGTTCTGCTAATTCTTTTGCCAACGGGTTATTCGACGGTTGTTCGATATTCATTGGCGTTATCTCAAATTTTACTTCTTCACTCATCCAACCCCCTCGCTATTATACTTTTTGCTAAAAATAAATTTTGCTCAAACTCATGCTTCCCCATCTTCAATCTAGCCGCCAATTGTGATTTTGACAACTGTCTACATTTTACATATCTATACACAATTATTTTTTTAAGTTTTTCAGGGAGCTGACAAACCAATCCTTCCACTCTCTCAGCTTGTTGAGTATTGAAAAACTCTGGTTCTTTTTTTTCTTCATCGAAAACCTCTCCTGCTTCTGGTACATATTTATGTTCAATGCTTCTGCAAGTCGTATCAATATGTGGCCCGCCATCTGGCAAACTCTTTAGATAACTATACCAATTTTGCAGGGCATCTTCTACGTTCATTCATATATGCTTGGCTGTTTTGTTTCAAGCCGTCCGCTAGTGAATAACCATCCGATTGTAGCACGATGCGCCTCTTCCCATAATTCTTTTTTTTCTTCCCGAGATTTATTACCTTGGTCAATTTCATAGTGACACCCTGCTCCATTCGTGTTGCATACAAAAGCCACTCTAAAATCATGCGCTTTAATGCCCTTGCCTTTTTGGTCACGGATTTGGTTTGAGTGTGCCGCCACTATACTCCCGTCATTGGAACGCCCACAACAAAAACAATACGGAGCGTCTTTTGCCATTCGTAGTAATTTTTTATTTCTATAGTTTTTACTTAGCATAGGGCATTTCATCTAACAAATGTTCAATGTGAATATTTTCATCCCTACAAAAACTTTGCAAATCGTTTAGTAGATTGCTAAATTCTTCTTTATTCAATTTTGCCGTGCTCTTGTAAATTTTCACCTCTTTGTTATCTGGTGCTTTTTCGATTGTAACTGGTAGCAATGCTTGTTTCAAGACTTCATGCCATGCCGCCGCTCTATACTTTACCCCATCAATAGAGTGTTGTTCTTCTATTTCTTTTAAGATTGCCCAATATAATCTGTTTTGTTCGACTGTTCTTTTTCGTGGTTCAATCGTGCAAACATAATCGTCCGGGCAACTGTTGATTTTTTCAACCGCCTTTTTTCTTCCCTCTTTAGTGCTTAGTAGAAAATAATCCATCTATGTCTCCCGTTATTTCACCAAACCTTCTTTTAAAATTAGATAAAACTTTTTTCTTAAAAACCGGAAATGGTTCTTCATCTTCAACATATTCTATTCCCAATGATTGACCCATTTTTATAATTCCGGTGGACGAATTAAACCACAAATCCTTTTCCTCTGGTGCTGGAATGTAGTGTTCATCTTCCCATCTATGACCATTTAACCATGTACTTAGATGGCATAAAAACTGTAATTTTGATTTATCTAAAACTCCATCCTTGTCAACAAACCCTCTACTTTTATATTCACCTTTTTTCCAAAAATAATATATTTGAGCAATTGTTTTTTGTTTTTCTATACAAAACTTTTTCAAATGCCTGTAATTTTTTTTGAATGCTTTTCGGGCTTGTTGTTTTGCTGACTTCTTATCAACGACTTCCCAAAGCTCATCGAACTCATCTTCTTCCTTTGCCATATTTTCTCCTTGTTTAAGACGCAAAAAGACCATTGTCAAAAAACTAAGTGATGTATCCGGTGTGACCATCTGACAGTTGGCTTAGTCCCAATCCTGTCGGCAATAATCAGGTGTCTCCCCTCGCTCTCTAGCCATTAATCCTAGAGCCTCATGCCCATCTAGCTTTCTTCTAACCCGGTCGCATTTCCCGGCTAAAACTCAAAATCCTTTACTGTCCATCTGTTTTTAACTTTGTACCAACCCTCAACAACAACTCTCCAGTTGGACTCCAACATTACTGTTAATACTTCCGAATCCTCAATTTTGCGAATCCGGGAACTCATATTATTCTTGGAAGTAGTCTGAATTGCAACTGTTTGTTTATTACCAATTGCTAAGATATCAATACATCCGTACAAATCATGTCTCGTTTTTGTAAACGCATTCCATTTTTCAACATTAGCAACTAAGTATCCTTGCTCTCTCCATCGCAATTGACTTCTTTGGCTAAGGTTCACTTATTACCCCAATGTTTATTTTCAAAATCCAACCACTCCTGATTAAATACAACGGGGTTCAATTCAGAAAGCGGTATTCCTGTTTTTACTCGCACAGCAGGGCAGTATTTTGCAGGAATAACAATGTCCCCATCCTTTATCCATTTGTTTACAGTCGCCCTCGTTAGGTTAAGAATCTTCGCTAACTCGCTAGTTTTTAAACCTGTTTTGAGTACTACAATTTTATCTGACATTGTAAAATAAACTCCTATTTGTATAAAAAAAGTATACATTCGTTTCGGTTTTTAGTATACTACAAAAAACAGTAAAGAAAGGAAAATTTATGTCTATACCAGAAAAAGTCAAATTAAATGTCAAAGTACATGAAGCCTTGATGGTAGTGCGAGAAGAGGTTTTGATAAATGCTAAAGAAATGTCCGGGGAAAATAAATATCAAGGTTTTAAATATTATACATTACAAGATTTTATGCCCGCTTTAATAAAAAGCCTTAGAAAAAATGGCTTATCATATGTCGAAAATTTTAGCCCTACTGAGGCTTCTTTGACAGTCATCGATAAACAAAGCGGTAGTTATGTGACCACTACTTGCCCTATTGATTATTCTCACTTAAAGGGCGCATCTCCGATGCAATCGATAGGCGCTTCCATGACTTATGCTCGTAGATATATGTGGGTAAGTTTATTGGGCCTAGTTGAATTTGATGCAGAGGATGGCGGTGATATTGAACTTAATGAATTAGATCAAGGTAAATCTGCCATAGAAGACAAAGCAAATGCCCCAGAAAATATAGCTGACAAGTTAAAACGGATTCAAGCAGAAAACCTAGCAAAGCGGGAGCCTTCTAATGATTCGTGATAACGAAATATGTGTAAGTCAAAGAACCTTTGATTGGTGGTATAGGAGGTTGGGGCGTATAACCGCTAGTGATATTAGTATTTTATTTTCTGAGCCTAGAGCAAAAGCAGATAAAGACAAACTAACAAAAACTCAACAATCGTATGTAATTTCAAAAGCGTCTGAACGAGTTCAATTACAACAATTACATTTAATGCACTTACACAGAATTTATAATGAGCAAAGCAATTTGGCTGACAAAAACGCTGATGTAGCACGAGGCGTTACACTTGAACCCGAGGCACAATTAATGTTTATAAATGCTTTATGTAAACATTTTCCAAGGGACGGCAAAAAATTAGATTTTGATACTTGTGGTTTATTTATTCATCAGGCTATGCCGTTTTTTGGCGCAAGCCCGGACGGCATTGTTTATGATACTGAAACCGAAAAAATTGAATCAGTTGTAGAAATTAAATGCCCTCGTGTAGCAGGTCATTATGAGGTGATTTCAACTAAAAAAGTTAAGCCTGCATATTATTATCAGATGCTTGCTCAGGCTTTTATTCTTGGAACGGAGACTTGTGAATTTGTAAGTTACTGTGATGAGGTTCCATTTGATCATCAACTTGTTGTTCTAACGCATAAATTTAAAAATTCAGAAAAAGAACAATTAATTGAAAAGGTGGAAAAATTTAATACGCTGATTGAGGTTGAAAAAGAAAAATTATTGAATACTGAAGATTGGGTTAAATTCGATGGGTAAACTAGTTATTGGTTTGGCTTGTTTAATACCTCTGTTTGGGACGTATTTAATTTATACCGATTTTTTAAAAGTGTTAGAAAACGCTAGGGTTGCCGCATTTGAACAAGGTGTTGCCCAAACAACAAATAAGTATGAGGCAATATTAGAAATAGAAAGGAGTCCAGAATGGATTGATACCCAATGTATGATGTTAAATTTTGAATGGATAGATGAAGTAAACAATCAAGGAAAATAATATGAATGATTATTACAGAAAGAAACAAGGCGATTATGACGAACCACGTCGGGAGCAAACAAAACAAAAACCTCAATTTACAGCAAATGCGGGTTTGCCGTACAAAGACGGAGAGGAGACAAAATACGCTAATCACAATGTTGGCGCTGTTTTTATAAACAATAAAGGCGGCCTAACCTTAAACCTGAATGCTGTTGTGATGGCAGGTATTGTGCAAGGTGTGTTGGCAAGGGGTGGCAAACCAACAATAAACATCTTTTTGAACAATGTCGAAGAAGAGCAAAATCAGCGAAACTGAACAACAACTCCTGCAAATAGAGGAGGAGATTTTAAATGCCCCTTTGCGGGATTTTTTAAAAGAAGCGGAAGAGTTGGGTTACACCTTTTTTTGTAAAGATATAATAAAGAAAGTGATGGTGGCCCGACTCAGTAAGACCAGATAGTTGGTCTGGGATGCGTTGAGGAGGCCGTGAGCGTGTCCAAATGGATAAAGCGGCCATTTCCCTTCTGAGCGATCCCGATGCCTGTAAAGCCCATATTTAAGGCAATAACTAATAAATTGTAAGCATCACCCCTAGAAACAGCTAAATCAACCGCTTGCCCGGTGGTATGCGCTCCCGGGGTTTTCTTTTTAGCTTCTATCGGGTGTGTTGAGTCTCGATATCCAGAGGTAATTCTCAGCGGCTTACCATAGGTTTCACGTAAAACATTTAATTGGTCGAGAAAGGGTTGTTGCATGGCAACATTACCAGTATGGGAGCAAACGAACTCAGATTCTTTGAAGTATTTGCCGTAATTCATACTTTGGGTTCTTTCTTTTCCATAATTTCTTGCAACTCTTTGCTTTTTTCTTTAGAGCCTGTACTAGAGCCAAAATAGTAATTGATACAACTCATCAATGCTCCAGAGAGTAACCCGAGTATATATAAAGCGATCTCGTAGCTTTTACCCTCTGTTATGTCTAAAAATAATATTGCAGTCATCATTCCAAAAGTTAACAGCACAATAAGTATTGCAAGGCATGGTACGATGACCTTATTTATAAAAGGGGCGAATTGAGATGTGGCGACACGGATTTCTCTTTCCCTTGCCGATGCGGTATTAGCGTGTTCTGCTGAAAGTCTGGCAAGTTCGCCAGTTTGCTCCATTTGTTTTAATTCTTTTAATGCTTTCTGTTTAGCCTGTGGGTCAGGAATTAATTTGTCGATAAGTTTTTCACCGACTGGTAATAGTGAACCAATAAGATTTAACATTTATTTACTCGCTTCCGTAATTGCATCAATTAAAAACCAAACAAGAAAAATTAATATTCCTGATAACACGACAAGAGCCGTGCCCATTTTGGTTTTATATAAAAAATCTTTCCGTTTACGCATCTGACGATAAACAGTTTGTTCTCTCTTTTCTTTAATCTCTCTGCGTTTTTTAATGAATGTTCTATAGCCTTCAATCCCTCCCCAGTCTGATTGCCAGTTAGCTGTAAAAAATTCTCGTAAAAGTTTCTCTTGTTCCTTTATTTTGTTTTCTAAAACAATGCTGTCTAACGCTTCTTGTGTTGCTGACTTTTGTAATTTTTTTAAAACCTTTGGTTTGCTTTTTCCGTATTCTTTTTCCTGATTTAAATATTCTTTTGCATCTTCAATATTAGAAGCCCATCTACTAAGATGGCCCCACATGTCCTCCATGTCTCTGCCGACTGCTACCGCTTTTTTCGCAAGCGTGAACGCTGTCGAGGCCGCAGAAATAGCCGTAATTGGGTCTATCATTTCGTATAACCATTATTGTAATTTTAAGATAATTGTAATTAAAATAATTATGATTGAGCCAAACGAACCTATCAATATCATTTCCAGTCGTCTAACCCTCGATAGAATTTCTAACCAACGTTCAGAACAAACTGCCTCGTGCGTTGAAAGTCTTTTGTCTAATTCGTTTGTATTCATTAGCCACCTGCACTAGCACCATTTAAATTAATCCATGTTTGATTGTCTTCGTCCCAGTTATAAGGATTTCCATCAGTAGGCATTGCGCTAGGTGCTTGCCATGTAGCATCCGCAGTCGACATCGACCAACTGTTATAAGGTTTCGGAGGCATAAATAAATCTTGATCTACAAAATAAGTAAAACCTTTACCTGCATAATTTCCTCTGAAACTTGCATTGTAAGAGGTTTGTTTCCATGTACCACCCAAAAGGTTTGTGCATAAATCCTGACCTAAAGATTCTTGCTCCACTCCATCACTATTTATCATATCTTTGTTATCAACTGCTGTAACTCTTAATACTACATTTGCACTATTTAATTCTGCAAAATGTGCCATTTCAAACTCCTTTTATATACTTTTTTATAACTCCTTATGTTGTTAAAAATCATAAGGCTAATCCAGTTGACTCATTGTTTTCTCCAATATAGCCTTTTAAAAATGTATTGAATGACAAACTAATTCTTTCTTTACCTACCACTTTTTCTACCATGTGAACTAAATTTGAAGGAAAAATAATTAAATCATTTGTATGTGTTTCAAACCACCAACTTTTGGAATTATATGAATTATATTCTTCGGTAGGTAAATCTATTGTTTCATAAGTATTTTTATAAAAATAAATTTTATCTTTTTCTTTATCAGCTTGAACATAAAAAACACCAGATATAAAACTATTTGGGTGTGCATGTTTGTGGTGAAACTGACCTTCTTTTGTATAGTTGCACCATGACTGCGTTATGTAAGGTTCAACATTATTTTTAGGCGTATAGATGTTTTGAAAATATTCTTTTAAAGATTTATCAATAAACTGTTTTAGTTTTTTCATTTCTTTGTTTTGTAAAATATTTTTGTTTATTGATGTTGTATTTCCTGTGTTGTTTCTTGTTTCTTGCTTTATTAAAAACTTTGTTTCTTTTTCTGTAATTCCATCATATTTAAAAAATGTAACCGCAGTCGGAAATAATGAATGCGTTATCAATCTAAAGCCCCATTTATTTTCCCTTGCATTTTTGCAATTTCAACTTTTTGTTTTTCTGTCCAAATAGTGTTTATAGAGTTTTCAAAATCTCTTGCTTTTTGTTGCACATCTCTAATTTCTTCCATAGAAGGTTGTGGTCTATCGTCTTCCCATTTTGTAAACTTGCCATCTGCAATTTCCCACGTTGCACTAGGGCGTAACATTTCGATTGCACTGTCAATTCCTGTAAGTCTGTAAATTTTATCTTTTGGTTTTATTTCCATTAAGATTCCTACGGTAAAACATATTTAACAATAACAACGCCCTTGCCACCATTTCCGCCGTTATCAGAAGTAGGGACTCGTTTGCCGCCACCGCCACCTCCGCCGAGATTTTCAGTGCCAGCTGTAGCAAGTAAGGTTGGACTGCCTTTACCTCCATTACCGCCGCCTCCTGCGCCACCGGAGCCAATAGTACCTCCATCGCCGCATCCGCCACCACCACCGCCAGCGTAGACGACATCAACACCAGTAATTGAAGATGGAGTTCCGTCGCCACCATCTCCTCCAACACTTGGAGTAATACTACCATTACTGCCTGCGGTAGAAGCACCACCGCCACCGCCACCGCCACCATTTGAATTACCTCCGCCCCCAAAACCGCCATCTTTTCCTTGAACTAGTGAAGCAGGGGCGCCATTTCCACCGTCCGAACTAGCCGCAGGGGTATTACCATCACCAGAGTCACCATCTTCATTTGTTCCACTTCCTCCGCCACAACCGCCATTTCCCCCTAAATTAACGGCAGATGGGCCATTCCCAGAACCGCCGCCACCACCTCCGGCAGAGGTTATTGTTGTTCCTACTCCGGTTGTGTCAAAGGTTGAAGAAGCTCCACCATTTCCTCTGTTTGTAGCACCAGAACCAGTTCCATTGCCGCCACCTCCAACGGTAATGCCGTATGAATTTCCTGCGACTACGGACAAATTTGTTCCCGTTCTAAATCCTCCTGCTCCGCCACCCCCACCATTGGCGTTACCTCCACCACCGCCTCCACCTACAACAAGGTAATCTATAGATGTAACACCTGCCGGACAAACAAACGTACCATTACCGTTGAAAACTTCTGTAGTAACAGTTCCACTTGTACCAACCGTAAAATTAGAAAATAATAATTGATGTATTCCAACCATTACGAAACATTCCCTGTAAGTACAGCATACGACGCTGATAAAAATAAAATCGATGCAACGCCATTTGCTCCAATAGTAGCGGTAGCAGTTGCACTCGCACCCTCTGCAACAAACATGTTAGTTATACCAGAACTAATCGTTGCGGTTGCTCCATTTGTAGAAATTATGGAAACAATATCTCCTGTACCAAAAGTAGTTGCAGGCACAGTAAAGTTTACGTTTGCGCTATTAAATACAACATGATTCCCTGCATCGCCAACCGCTAAGGTGTAGGCATCGCTTTTAATAGAACCGGATAGGGGTATATCTCGCAAATTACCATCAACGTCTGATACAACCGTACCACTTGTTATTGCTCCTGCCGCACTTACACTTACTGCCGAATCGATTGTTTTATTAGTGAGTGTTTGCGCTGAATTTAAATCAACATCTCCCGTTGCTCCCTTGGCTCCAAATATCTGCCAGTTGCTTGGATTACTACTTGGTACGTTGTTTAGGTTAGACGCTGTTCTGGATAAATAACTATTGCTATCGCTTTCTAAAAATACGACATCGTTAATGGCGTACGTGGTTGTAGCCGTATAGTTTCCTCTAGCAGTAAAACCAACCTCAGCGGGAGTTGAACTGTTTTCAAATCTACTTACCAAAGCAACTAACCCAGTTCCTGATGCCGAAGCATTTACTTTATCGCCTGCCGCCATATTTATAGGAGCATCAAACGCTTTTAACGTGGTATCAGATGTTACAGTCTGTGTTAATAAACTAAGTTCGCTAGATGTGCCTGAGTCGAAAAAAGATAGCGTTACATCTAAATTACCGCCAGTAGGATTAGATATTAATAAACTATGAAGAGAAGCTTCTAATGTTGCAGGAACAGTCATCAACGTAGTAGATGCTGTACCAATTTCAATGGGTTGGCCGACTAATGCCATGATATTATCCTCCGAAAACTAAAGCCATTGCCACGGCCTGTGTTGTTGATTCGCCTTTCGGCTCGAATGTATTTGATGCGAGAGTTGTAATATTTGCTGTTGTAAGTGTTACTGCTCCGGTTTGCGCCGCTCCACCTTGTATGCTAAAAGATGTTACTGCGGTTCCCACATCAAATGCCGCATCATTAAACGCACTACCAGAAAACACTTTTAATTTATTCTGCGTAGTGTTGAAGTAAAGAGTTCCGTCTGTAAGCGCATCCCCATCTAAATCTGTACTAGGGTCGCTTGCCGCTGTTCCTAAATAGATGTCTTGGAAGCTATCCAGATGTGCTTCTGCCGCTGATGCCGAGTTTGCCGCATTGCTTGCTTGCGTTGTTGCCACCGTTTGAGACGATGCCGCCGCAAGAGCAGATAATTCAGCAGATTGCGCTGATAATAATGCCGCCGCCTGACTACTTGCCGCTGACGTTGCACTTCCTAATATATCATCCACATAGGCTTTACTTGTAGCGTGGCTTGATGCTGTTGGGGTTTCGTTTATACCAGTTATACGATTACCGCCCATAGCGATATCGCCACCCATTGTACCGCCTGTAAGGCTCAATTTAAGGGCATCTTGTGTTTCCATTTGCCCTTTGTTAATTGCTCCTGAAGTTGTAGAAGCTGACCCGATATTTAATATTGTATTGCCACCCATGTGCAACGTGCCTGTCATAGAGCCACCCGTTAAAGTGAGCTTTGTGGCAAGAACACTTGTCATTGTGTTTGCGAAATCGGCATCATCATTTAATGCGTCTGCTAATTCTCCTAAAGTATTTAATAACGCAGGAGCAGAACTTACTAAAGCACTTATTTCAGAATCAACATAGGATTTGCTTGCGGCATCACTAGCATTAACTGGTGTAGACAGTCCCGTAATTGTAGCAGTTGTCGCCGCATCCATATTAAGACTGCCGTTGATAACCATGTTTGTAAATGTAGATGTACCTGCCCCTGCTGTTACATTACCAGTTAAATCACCGCTATAGCTACCATGAAAACTTCCGAACACATTCCCTGCGCTAATCGTTGTACCTACAATTGAGTCGGCAGACACTGGCCCGTTAATTTTAGTGGTTGCAGTGATGATGCTAAATGTTCCTGTGGTTGCTGATGATGCGCCAATAACTACATTATCTAAACTACCACCGCTTACAGTTAATAAAGAAGTTGTTAAAGCACTTGGGCTAAACTCACCCGTTGAGGTAAATTGTCCATCAACACTTAAACCAGATGTTAATTCAGCAGAAGCATTAACAGTTAGTTTTCCACCTAATGTTAAAGTATCGGCACTTGACCCACTTTGGAAGTCTTTCAAGTGCGCCATCAACTCTCTAATACTATTATTGACCAGAGAAGGTGCCATTCCTTCTGCTAAGTTAATTCCGTCAATATCTGTGTTAGAGGAGGCGGTTGCGTTGTATTCTGATATTTTTGTCTTTGCCACAGTTTATCCTTTATTACAAGTCGCTTGTTTGTAAATATTGATTAAATAATTGAGCAAGCAAAGCAACCATTCTTGGTTCATTTGGCGTTAATGCTACAATTTCTTTAATCTTAATATGTGCTTCGGGGTCGATTATCATTTTTGCAAGATTCTCCGCTTGATCTCCAAATAGTACTGAATCTATTATTTCTCCAATAACCCTTACAGGTTGGTCTAGTCTTATTTTTTCTGTCGCTTTTGTTGCAGGCCCAGTTTCTATGCTTTTTACTTCTGGTTGTAAAAATGCGGTTGGCGAACCTCCTTTTGCAACTGACCCGGCAATGCTCAAAATATCTGCAAGTTCAGATAAAGTGTTGTATTCTTCTGGTTCTAACAACTCTTTTAAACTAGCATTAACATTTGGGTTTTTAATTGTTTTGTTTGCAAATTGTCGCCCTATATCTATTCTTTCGCCTTCAATTAATTCTGTCTGCTTGTCTTGCAAACCTCTTAAAGTTTTTTCTAATACCGATTTTTTAACTTCTTGAAATAGTTGTGGGTTTGCGGATTTTAAATAAGGCTTAACCCTTTTAACGTAAGTTGGCTGACCTAGAGAAACTTTTTCAACAATTCTATCTAAATTTGCGGCACCTGTTTTTAATATGCCGTCAAATAACTCCGTAACATCTGAAATTGGTTCTGAAAGCTCCGAGTATCGCAATTGAGCCGCATCATATTTTCCATCAGGAGAAGCCATAGACAAACTATCATTTAAAGAATTTTTTATATCAACAATCATTCTGTTCATATTTGCTTTTAATCCTTTATTAGCATCTTCTAAAAACAGAAAATCTATTTCATCTTTTGCTCCGGTTAATGTTTCAAAGTCATTTTGCAAAACTTTTTCTACCTTTTCTTCTCCTTCTTGATTTTTTGTTCTTTTTGTTTTTTCAAAAAACCCTTTTATTCTAAGTAAAGCGTTTCTTTTTCTTCCACCCTCCACTTCTTTTTCTATAAGACCATCTATCAAATCAACAACTGGTTTTACATCAACGGGGTCAGCGGTTCTAGCCGCATCTCTATACATATCTTTTGATATATCTCTTCTTTGATTAACTAAATTATCAACGATTGCTTTAGCCTGTGTCTTAACAGCACCACCAACATCTCCTATATCTGCCCTTCTTGTTTCGCCCAAAGATTCTAAAAAGGTTTTTATTGCAGGAATTGTCCCTGTACCTTTTCTTGGGTCATCATCCGGAAACTCCCCTGTTTGCCTTGCCTTATATGCTCGCTCCATCAAGTCAGCAGACTCCCCGGCTCTTCCTAACGCTTGTTGTCTGCGTTTCATGCTTGCTAATTGTGTAGTTTCGCCGCCAAACAGAGGTACTTTATACTTCTGTGATAGATTAAGTCTTTCTAACAATTTATTTGTGTCTAAATTTTCAATATCTTTTGCTTTAAAGATATTTCGCACAGCTACTTCTCCCGCCGGAATTAACTGGGTAATTGCATCTAACCCGCCTGCTGTTAATGCCCTGCTAGTATCTGGTTTAAATTCTTGTCCTAGAATGTAATCTTCTGCTGATTGTCTAGCAATATTTGATAAGGCTCCCGCTTTACCAGTTAATGCCATAGACCCCGCCGCTCCAAACGGGCCTGTCATAACAGCAGGAGCAGTCATGGTTCCAGTTATAGTTTGTGGTGCTGAAAACAGAATATCTGGCAACGCTCTTGCTGTCCTAGCTGTTCCAGTTTTACCTAACTCAAAATCGGGTAATACTTTAAACAAATCACCTACAATATTGTCCTTTGTAACATTTCTTCTAACAACTGGCTCACCTTCTCGCATAAAAACTTTTTCACCTGTTACTTTACTTAGGTATTCTAATAATTTACTTTCATCATCAAAAACACCTGCTCGTAAGTTAACACCCACATCTTTTATTTCATCTCCTTTTAAGACTTTTTGTTTAGCTTGTTGAGAAGATGTAAGTTTTGGGTCTTTTGTAAAAACAAGTTCGCCATTTATTACATTTGCTTCTTTGCGTAAAATTAAGTCTAAATGCTCTGGGTTGTTTTCATCAAATCTCATTGAAATATGCCTTTCACAGAACCATCCTTATTTTTCAACCTATTTCTTTTAAAATACAAATATTCGTCAAATATATCATCAGGGATAGAACGTCTAAAACGCTGTTTCGATAATTCGTACAATTTTTTGGCGGCCTGTATGTTTTCTGCCCCTCTCTGAATTCCTGAATAATCGCTATCCATTATTTCTACTTCTCTTTCAAATAATTCAGCAAATTGCACTTTTTTAATGTTTACCAAAACTTTTAACAAGGCTTCTCTATCCATATCAAACGGGTTCGCTGTTGTTGCTGTTGCTAACATCTGTCTTTCAGGGTCAGTAATCGAACCTTGTCCCTTTAATTTTTTTGCACTAGCTAATGCCTGACTTGCGATTTGATTGAAAAACACTTTTGTTGCCGCTGATTTGTCTTTGTTTGATTTATTATAAAACTCTGGGGTAAGCAAATCTCCCATTTCAAAAAACTTGCCCAAAGAATTTAACCCCTCTATAAAATCTGTTGCAAACATTTGTATACCGCCCGTTGTGGTCATAAAAATTTGGTCATTATTTACAGCGGACAACATATCGTTTGTTGTGTCTAATGTTTGCGTAATACCACTTACAGCGGCAAAACCATCTTGTAGTTGGTTTTTAGCCTTAATTGCCTGTTCCAATAATGGTAAATTTTCCTTACCAATATTTACTAATGGATTTTTTGCAAGTTTTAATTTAGATACATCTCTGGGTTGACCTGTGCTAACATCTACTATCTTACCGCCTACCACACCTACCGGAACAGTATTACCTTGTTCATCAACCATAAAATTAATATTAGATGGCTTACCTAATTGAGCCATCAAACCTCCAACTCCTAACAAGTTAGCGAATTGCTGTTGTTTTAGTTTTTGGTTCATTAGATTTTGAGCCATCAGGTTTTGATACCCGCCACCTAGCGCCTCACCAATCGAACCGCCTTTGGTGGGCTGTAACAAACCGATAGCCATTGCGGTTGATGGGTTCATCATAAATTGATTTATGTTGCCTAATATGCCTTGTTTTTGCGGCTGTTGGCCCATAACGCTTCCCATTTGCATATCTTGAGTTTTGACGGGTGCTATATTTGAACTTGGGGTAATGCCATAACTAGGGGTTATGTTTTCGACGTTACCTACTAAATTTGCTCGTGGGTTAGGTTGCGAACGTGCGGGTGTTGGTAACCCTAATAAATTTCCACCTTGACTTCCACCCGTGCCAAATGACTGATTCATTTGTAACAGATTTAATAAATCATTAAAATTAAATGATGACATAATTTTTCCTTAACTAAATAACCCGCCCAAAGCCGCTCCTGCAATAGCACCATATGGGCCTCCCAATTGCGCCCCTAACATAGCCCCACCTGCCGCTCCTGCAATCGGATTAGTATAAGGGGCGGGTGTCGTAGCTACTTGTCCCATAGGTGCGCCGTATGCGGCGGCTAGGAATGGTTGTAGTTTTGCTTGTGGTAAATTTTGTGCAAAGTTAAATCTGTCTATAGCGTCTTTCAATGCAAGTTGTTGATAACCTTCTGAAACTTGTCCTAGTTGTAACATTCTATCTATATCTGCGTAATCTTGTGCCGCCATAAAAGGTGCTAATTGTGTTTGGGCAAGCTGATTTTGTCTTTCTCTTGCATAATTATCAAAGGCAAGTTGACCTGCTGTGTCTGTCAAAGCACTAGCAAACTGACTCGTTGCCCGGTCTTGTAAATCTGCCATCGCCCCCGAACCATAACGCCCTGCCATAGATGCTTGTGAGTTAATCTGGTTCATAGCATCAAAATACTTTTGTTGAGCCGCGTCAGCCGCCGTGTTAAACCTTGCACTAAAGTAAGGGTTGTCGGCTGTTAAATAATCGCCTGATATAGTATCAAACACCTGTTGTTGTGCCGCAGGTATTAATGGGCTACCCATTGCGGCTCTATTTTGTGCCGCTGTTAATCCTGCTTGCGTTTGTTCGCTTGGACCTACAAATGTGTCGTCCGGGAAAAACTGTGGCGTATCTTGCGTTTGATAAATGTTTTTAGCTTCTTGTAACCCGTATTCAACAAAAGGTTCTTGTGTAGGGTTTAATTCGGTAACAGTCCGTTGTACTCCACCGCCTCCGCTCATAATAACTCCTTAATATATTTTCTGGGTTTAAATCCAAAGCGCGTTGCTTTGCGACTCCAACCTTTCCTCCACGATTCAAAAGAAATTTTGTTACATTTCATTTTTTGCGCGACTTCCTCTATCATGTGCCATTTAACATAATCATCTATTTTTGGGTCACAATACCCCGCCCACAGATGAAATGTTTGTTCCTTTTGTATTTGACCAACAATAAATCCAATTGGTTTATCAACATTGAAAGCAATCCAGAGCGTTGAATGTCCATTCAGGATGTCCGCAAAGATTTCCTCTGGAATCCATTGCTCCGGACTCTTTCGTAAAACCAACTCTAACTTAGGTCGTAAATATTCCCAATACAACTTTAACTCTGCGGGTGGTATGTATTTTTTGCTTATCACCCGATGACTAAATAACTAAATGTTGCGCTTGCCGCTGTGTTTGCGCTATGCGATATTGTTGCAGAACCATTTACTTTTTCTGAAATAAACATATCATTCATAAATGTCGCCGATGCTGTGTTAGTAGGCATAAACAAAACAACGCTATCTGTGCTTATTCTTACATCTGGCAAACTTGTTGCCGTTGCGCTACCTGCCGCTAAGTTTATCGTGCCTGTTGCGTTTATTTTACCACCCATAGCATTATTGACAACCTCGGATATTTGTCTTGCGGTTCCCCCTGCATACGGTAAAACACGATATTGGCTCAACGCATTCCCCTTGCTTTAATATCTAAATCCACTCCAACAGCGGCCGTATAGTTGCCACTCGGAGACACTTTTACACGATGGTATCTGCCGTGACTACGCAAAGAACATCTATTCTCACTATCCGCACTAGCAACTGCACCAAAAGAAACTTCGCTGTCTAATCTCGCTCTGCTTGCAATAGAAACATTTGCTGTACCAGAATCAACTTGTGGTTTTGCTAAAGTGATAATAGAATTTTGACCCACAAGGTCGCCAGTTATAATTTCTGCTCCTGTAGTTGCGCCTGAAAAGGCTACAATTTTTCTATCCTCTACCCCTGCAAGCAATGTGTTATCAGCAACCCAGAATCTATCATCTAAACTAATTCCTAAGTCATCTAAACTTGCAGAATAATTATCTAACGATTCAAGCGTAATACCTTCCGTTTCAACACTTGCGATAAAATCTGCTGTGGTTTCACCTCTTGACCATCTTTGAATTTGCCAATTGTAAATTAATATTGATTGAATCGAACTATTGTTTGTGTAAAGCCAAAAAATACATCTTCTCACCGGGTCAACAGCTACACTCATATTATTTAATAATGCCAACTCGGCATCATTAAAAAAGAAACGATCTATTTTCTCAGCACCGATTGGCTGTACTTGTGTCCCATCACAAAAATAAAATCCATCATCAGATAAAAAGAATGAAAGGTTTCCGTATTGGGCTATAGATTTAGGCTCCAAACAACCTAAACCCCTACTAATCGTATCAAACTGAAAGTAAAACGGCGCTCCTGAATAAGTCATGCGAGATATACCACGTTGCAAAAAGATAAGTCCAAATTCACCCCCGGTTATGCCAACAATATTACCGCCATCGGGAATTATTTGAAAATCTGATTGACTCGTTGGCCCGCTTGACCAGTCGGTTTCATCGTTTATATCTGACCATAAAACTTTATTTGGTTCTTCATTTGTTCTGCCACAAACAACAAAATCTCTAACAACACTTACAAAATGCGCTGTAGGTGCGGCACTTGCTAAATCTGCAAAGTTACTACTTGTTCCTATCGTGTAAGCCTGTACAATCTCTTCTCCGTTTGCGGCTAGTACAACCTTACCAAACTGTGCAGTAGACCATCTACCGCTTTCTCCTGCGCTGTAATCACCCGCTTGGCTGATATTTGTTAAGTTCAAATTACTAGAACTATATTCAAACAACTTTGTGCTAGAAGAGGCGAAAACCTTTGTTGTATCGCCAAATCTACCAGAAAAAACACCGTTTAAATTTTCACTAGCATCATTACTAATAGCTGATATGCTAGGCAAAGGCCCATAACCAATTTGCTGTGGTATAACATTTTTTGCTTCAACTAACGCACCTGCTACTGGTGGTTGATCGGGAAGCCATTCGCCGAAAGTTACTTTTTCCATTACGTTACACTCATTGCCATTGGGTTGCCGCTAAACTCGCCTCTATCATCAGAGGAGGTTAATTGTATTCTTGCTCGGTCATACAAACTAGCCCAAACTGCTAATCTTTGGTCATTCATCAGAAACGGTTCTGACTCACCTAACGCCGCATACAATAAGCAATCTGGAGCAATCGTTAGAAATGTGTTGCTTGTATTGCTGTCGCTTAAAAAATCTGGAGCGGCATAATATAACAATTTGCCTGTATACGTTGTATCTGGTCTTGGCCCAAACTTAAAGTTGCTTCCATCCATTGTATAAAAAACAGGTTTACCCGTTTCGGTTGTCCTTGCTGTTCTAAAAAATGTTGTAGGTGGCAAATAGTCTAGCTGTGTTATCGGAGTGCTTTCTATATGTAACTCTCGCAACTCTAAAAAATCACTAGGGATAGATATATCTGTTGAGTTTATTGTTAAATCAGTAGATGTGAGCATCTGACGCAAACGCAAATCCCTACGCATACGAACTTCACCTAATTTGATAAAATCAACAATCTGCGTTGACAAATCATCTCTTGCCAAATAATTAGCAACTAAACTTTGTAAATCTGAATAGGTTGCAATAGCCATTTATATTCTTCCTGTCCGTGTGCGAAAAAACCTATTATCTGGGTCATTTAAAAATTGTCGAAATGCTTTTTCATCAAGCACCTTAAATCCTCTTAAAATACCTTTCTTGTTCAAGGCATCTATTACTGTTAATGGGATTGATGCAACTTTGTTTCCAAATAAGTTATCTGACCACCGAGCATTTTCATCAAAAGAATTAAATTCTTTTTTATTCTTTTCGATAATCGGGGTACAGTCTTGCACATCTTCTACTATGCAAACACCATCCTGCTTATGATAAAGCGTGTTTTTATAATTCATTATCTACCTTTAAAAAAGGGGGAGGGGTTGATTGGTCTAAAGATACTGCTCTAACACCACGGCTTTTTTTTAATCAACTTTCGTTAATCAGCGTACCTCATGGCATAAAGTCTCTCAGGTAGTCTATGGAGAAATTATCAACCCCTCATGGCAAACTTACGCTAAGTCAGCACATATTCCATGCGCTCCCTCGTTTAGAACACCTAGAGTACACTCTGTAACGATTTGTTGTTTAGCGGCTTGGTC